CTGCGACCAGAAGACCAACATCGCCCTCGTCAAAGGTATAAGTGTCTTCCGTTGCGATTACAATATCACCTGCTTTCATCTAAAATCTCCAACCAGTCAGCCCTCATCCAAGCGGGCTCGTATTCGTCAAACCAATGTATTTTGTAAGGGCAAGCGTTAGGGTTTGCCAACTGCGGCTTGCTTATCTCTATTATAATCCCCATTCCGGCTGGGTAAAGGGCATGAATGTTTTTTACCAAGTCACCGACTTTCACTTACAACCTCGATAAATCTCTCAGCCATTGGCCCTCCATAGTGGAAGTTCGCAGATGGAAGCGGGTGCAAGTCCCAATAGGCTACTCGTCCAACATAATCGTCTTCCATATCTGCTCTCCCAATGATAATATAGTAACCAATCTTCGCTGGTAAAACTTGAACTAAGTCACCGACTTTCAAAGTAACTCCTCAATACCAACTCAAGTTGGTTATGTACCAGAACCTCAATGATTTTAGCTTCTTCTTCATCTATGTCCAGCCTGAATGGCAAATCCACCTTAGCAGTTATACCGTCTTCGCTGACTCCGATATGAAACCATGCGCCACTTGTTAAGCATTTCGTTGAGTTAGCCACTAACTTCTTCTAGTACGATTTTGTCTTTGAAACCGCCGCGTTGCAGCTTTTTGGCCGATGCGCGGTTGGCGACTGTCTCGATATTCATATCGTGCAGAGTACATATTGATAAGAAAACTTCATATATATCAGCAGCTTCCTCTTCACACGGCGTCTCGATGAACTCGGCTATTTCTTCGCATAGCTTTTCATACAGACGAGTCTTGTATTCATCGTCTTTGGCTATGTGGATCACACACTCTCTGCCGCTTTCTCTAATGATTTCAGGGATTTTGTCTCTAACTAGCTTCATTGACTACCTCCAAAATGGATAGCTGATAGTTGCCAGGCGCCGTGTATTTGCAAGCCCATTCGATGTAGGCAGCACCGCGTTCTGGCTGTGACGGATGCGGTGATTCGGGCAAGTCGACTATTCTTAATACAATGCCATGAGGGCTACTCATGTGGTTCCTAAACCTTACTAGGTCACCGATTTTCATAGTGATATTCCACATCGTCAGATTCTATTCCGTCGATTTCCCCATCAGACCACAAACATTCGAGCCAAAAGTTATTTGGCGAGATTCCGTTATATACTTCCGAAACATCTAAAATGATAGCAAACTCGCCACCACACTTTATCAGGTCACCTGTCTTCATTTACAATCCCGGGTCTTCAATCGAGCTAACGAGCCTGATCTCTGAGTATTTGACATTGCGTGTTGCTCCGTCTTTCAAACCTAGCAGCTTGTACGTTCTTTCGCTAAAGCCGCGACTATCTCTTGGTAGTTGCTCTAAAACGATGTAATAACGCTTACTTTCATATAGAACGGTAACTAGATCACCTATCCTCACGCCCTACTCATTATCCAAAACATATTTCTGGCGCTGCTAAAATCCTTTGAACTCCACGGGTCAGTAAGTGTCCTGCCGCTACTCCATGCCACTTCTACCATGCATGAGTCATCCGAGATATCGCTATAACGATGATAGGTCGACACTACGACACCAACATCACCGTCAGAACATCCAACAATATCACCTACTTTTGGTTCGTTAAGGTCGCAAGGGGGCATTGATAGTTTCCTCTTTTTGTTTTCTAGTGAGGGACTTAAACTTTCTCTCGGCGCGAAGGGCCTCTCCATGTAGAGAGAATCCTTCAACATAGATGAGCTGAACGGGTCTTCTGGCGCGAGTGTATTTAGCGCCTCTCTTCGTTTTGTTATGCTCATGCAGTCGTCGTTTTGTATCTGTCGTTATACCTGTATAGTAAGTACCGTCTGCACAAAGTAAAACATAAAGATACCATTCTTTCATCTTGGCGCGTCACTCACCAATAGCAGTTCATCTTCTTTCCACCATTCCGGCGCTTCTTCCCAATGAACCTCGTAATATACTATCCCATATTCATCTTCGTAGGTGTCAAGTATCACACCATATTTATAACCCTCTATATTGAGGATCGATTTATAAACCGAAGAGCAAGGCTTTACTATGTCTCCTACTTTCATTACTGATGAAAATATAGACACAACTTAGGCATGGTTAAGTATTTTAATACCGCCGCCCTTTGTCACGGCAGCAGTTTCTATCCCGTCCTCTGAAACTACTTGGCAAGGCGTCAAAAAGAATATCCTAGCAGTCTCAGCGCACTCTTCGATTGTGTTACAAGTTATCTTGCGTACATCTGACATGTCTGTGTCTGGCGTCACAATATATGTTTTCGTCACTCTGAACTCCTATTCTGCATGGCTAACGAGCATTATTTCCCAATTTTCACGTACTTGGACGCGCGGCGTGGGAGACGGGTCGACCCATTTTTTGCGCGGAACAGTGTGCGCGGGGCCGAGCCAATGAACTGTCACGTCATAGCGCTCTTTCTTTTTTTGACACAAGAGCTTGGCTGTGTGCTCCTCTCGAATATGCTGTTTTGAAAGCACAATGCCCTGAACCTTAGAGTTGGGATGCCAAGCCTCGCGGACGATTGATCCCGGCTTCAGCTTTCTAGCGTCCTTCATATTCATCGTGCAATCCACCGTTCCTTCGATTGTGAATAATCATCTTCTGTGCGGCGTCGTTTTTCTGCGTTCGCGCTCATTTGGCTAGTCGTTAGTGGCTCTTTATCCGCCTCGTAGATAGCTTTTTCGGCCTGATATACTGCCTCGGACAACTGCTTTCGCTTGTTATTATTAAATGCGACTTCTACCCTCTCCAGATTTTCAGGCCCAGTTGGGTCTGACATACTGAGGACGCGAGAAGAAACCTCTAAAAATGCCTCGACTGTCTCGCGAGGAAGCGTAATTGTTTCATCCATCAAAACCTCCGTGAAAGAACAGTAGGAACAAAGTCCTGCTAGTAAAGCGATTATTCATCGTAAACGGTACCATGGTAATCATACGGTCGACTATCATCAAACTCTCCGCTTTCTTTCGCGGCTCGAAGGGCCGACTCGATCGTTAAAAAGTCTTCGGGGGGATTCGACTCTACTGGCGAAACAATCTCGAAACATCGCCTTTCGAAACGAACAGATACTTCACGATTGTTAATGTTTGAAACACTTGACGGTAACAGAGTACCATACGTTCTTCCGGCAGGGTAATGCTCAGTCGATTCAAAAGAGCGAGTGCGTACGATATCGTTGTAATGATTGGGGCTTTCAACAGCCACATTGTGGGTAAACGAACCCCAAAAAATACTCTCTACCATTGTAAGAACCTTAGAATCACCCCAAGGATCTGTTCGATACCCCAAAGCGCCGAGACCAAAGCCAACTTCCGTCATATTTTCGACGAACTTCTCGCGGGCCATAACGCACTTGACCGCATACTTATTCATATCGCCCTTACGAAAACTACAGGTTCTACGAGTGTGACCCTCATCTTTGCAGTAAGAGCACTTGCGATTCTTGCCGCGATTTGCAGTCTTATTAAGTTCGGCCTTGTGACGCTCAAGATTTCGCTTGGCGTAGTTACGCTCCCAATCGTCGGTGAAGTTATCTTCTGCGAGTTGCTGCTCATATCCAGCAATCTGATCTAAATGACTCTGCTTCTTTATTTTGCAGGAACTCTTGTTGTGACCAGTCTCGTAGCAGTGTCCACATCGAACAGAGCGCTTGTAGTTTCCATTCTCATCCATATGATACGACATTTTGATTCTCCGTTGTGTCGTTTACGTTATAACTATAGTTACGCATCTTGAATAGACAAGAGCGCATCCAACATATTTACAGCTTTTGCTTTACGTCCATCGTTTCCGACTGGATATACCCAACACCTAGACCCGTACGGGGAGTATATACTTGTTCCATCTTCAGAAAGAGCCCCTAAAACTTGAGTCATTTCCACGTCTTCGAGGATATAATCATCCTCATCTTCACCTTGCCGGTAAGCAACGCCAGCTTCTATCAACAGAATCATCATGTATTCGGTCAACTGTACGCCTTCGATTGGCGAGTCCATATGACACACTTCTGCGAAGTATTCATGACAACTGTTATCCTCGATGCGCGCAGACAACTCTACATAGCCGCTATCAAGCTCTTCGAAGGCATAACCAACGCCATTAGTATACCAGTCCAGAAAACTATCGGTAAAACATTCGACTACTTTGGTATAGATATCCTTTCCGTATTTAGGTTTGAAAATCCAAGATTCCATCATTTTTCCTCGCTGTGGGATTTGATTTCTATAGTGGACCCTCTCGGACTTGAACCGAGGACTTCCCCGTTATGAGCGGGGGGCTCTAACCAACTGAGCTAAAGGTCCGTGTGTGGTTGGCCCAACGGGACTTGAACCCGTGACACCCACTTTATAAGAATGGCGCTCTAACCTACTGAGCTATGGGCCAGCAATCTGCTTACGTCTCAACCATAGGAACGGTTTCTTCATAGTCAAGCCTCAGAAACAAGAATAAGCGTTTCTTCTCGTCTAGGGAGATCTTCACCCTCCAGCACATATAAAGTAGTGGCCTTTCCGGCTCTCTCACTTTGGACAACCTTAACAATCATCTTTGGAGGAAATATTTCCCTGTAATTCGAATAACTTGAAGGTATCACTAGATCACCCAGCTTCATTCAAGATCTCTAGCCAATCGTCGAGCATACATTCCTTCTCGCCGTCATGGTGGTCTTGAACCAGATCACCGACCTTCACTGACGACCTCTAAATCATTGATATTAAATGTGTGTTCAGCATCGAAAACTGCCTTAACAAAAATAAAGTCGACCGCATCAGCCGGATATATATGTGTGACTACGCCTATCGTGTCTTCGTATGGTCGACCCTTACGAGTCTTTCGCATAGATAGCCTCACCAAATCACCGACTTTCATTGTTACACTTTCCCAGTCGACGCATACGGCATCCACACCGATTGTCAATCCACCGTTCGATTGTATTCCCAATGACTTCCATTACAGCCCTGAAGTCCTCTTCGTCATCCAGGGAACGAGCATCGCACTTCTGTGCGAGCATGTGTTCGATTTCTTTTACAAGTTCATGCTTCACTGAGCAACTCCAGTTCATGTGTTCCGTGAAAAGAAAAATCATCGATCCACTGTATTCTGTGAGAAACAAATCCCTCTTCGGGGTAGTCAGTTATAGATGTAATAACGCCATGGCCATAGTAAACACCTTTTATCTGGTATTCCTCTTTGAGCAGGACGATATCACCGACTTTCACTGATTTTTTCCACGCATGTTAAGGGCGTCCAAGATTCTTGAGGACCATACTCGTCATTAAACCAAAATATCCAAGCACCATCGTTGGTACTCATACTTTCCAATCTAAGCACAATTCCTATATGGCCGACAAGATAGCAGCGCTTTGGATCAGACCATCTCGCTAGGTCGCCAACTTTCATAATTGGAATATAAGCACGCAAAATAAAAAGTTAAGCATTTTTTAACGATTCGGAAGCCTCGACAACCAGTTGTCTTATCTTATCAATCCTATCGTTTAGCTTTTCTTCGCTTTCAGTCTTTATTGCGGTCTTCAGAAGATAAAGCTGTTTGAGCGACTCTTCTAGTTTCTTTTCGTTTGGATTTGGAACATAAATCCTGGGCACTATTTATCTCTCCTTGTCTTTTGCTTTGTTAACAATGTCATATTGTTTTCTTGCAAAAGTAAATTCTCAGACAGCATGCTCCGAAGTTCTTTTGAAAGACGTTCCAGTAAACTCATGGCATCGATGTCTAAAACGAAAACATTCTTGCTCTTCATTCGAGTAATTTTATGCCTTGCTTCGTTTATCAGTTGAAGTCGTTCGTGAAATTTTTGATTTTTCATCGCGCGAACTCCCGGGTGTTCAAATTCGGTGTTTTGAGTCTGAAAAATAAATCTCTACATTGGATAATTCTTTCTTTATATACTCTGTCATCTCGTCTTCGGTATCGAACGAGACCACTTCTTCACCACTAAATAGTTTCCAAGTATCCAATTCTCTCAATACATCAACTTTATTTAGAATTAACTTGTTTACTGAGTTTATGTTAATGGCCCTTTTCAAGCTAGCTAGGTTGAGATAGTTACACTGCCGGGCGCGGCCAGTGGTTGCTCCGTATTCTTCACCAGCCTCACGTACGCGAGCAAAAAATTCTTGGTCGTCAGCTGGCTCAAAGGTCTTCGCTCCGACGTAAGTCTCGTAAACTTTTCCAACACCCCAAACGTCTCGGATCCAAGTATGCGGAATACCGTTCAACAAGGCGCCTGCAACACCACAGTGACTCGAAGTCACAAACGGATAATCGCCCCAATCTATATCAAGCCCAAAACCCTGAGCGCCTTCGCACAATACATTGATATTTTGATCGCTGTAAAATTCCTCATACATATCAATTATATAGTCTTTTAGAGCGGGTACATCCTCTGCCTGAACTCCTAGTCGTGCGTATTTATCGCGATATGCAGGCCCGTTGCCGCGTTTAGTTGTGCCAATTTTTGATTCGCTCTCTTCTTCAAAAATATGTGCGTTAGTAATGACGTGAGTGTTTTTAGCGATAAAAATCTTTCCTTCGACATCCACACCCCCATCTTTGAGTTCTTGTAATTCGTTAAAAAATTGTTCTGCGTTAACCACACAGCCTGGGCCGATAATGGATTTAATCCCATAAAAAACGCCAGCAGGAATATGGTGAGTTACAAATTTCTTACCTTCATGATAGATGGTATGTCCAGCATTGCAACCTCCGTTGAATCTTAAGACATGCGTGTAATCCTTGTATTTACATAAATAATGGGTAACTTTACCCTTTGCCTCGTCCCCATGTTGTACACCTATCACTATATCAGCATGCATATTTTCTCCTTATAATAAACCCCATTCCCACACCCCAAATCGGGATCCCGCCCACCAAGGGGCCACCACGCATTACACATATTATATCAACTATAAGAGAAAAGTAAAATTATTTCTTACCTTGGTAAAATATTCCCACAGTATGCTTAGCACTCAACACTTTAAGTCTCTTTTCTAAATTTTTTACCATCTCAAACTCAACCGGCACTTCAGATTCGGGAAGCTCATAAATAAAAACTGTTCCTAAATCTCCACATAAGTGATGAAACTCATATTGCGCGCCATTGTCGACAAAAGCAGTCACTGACTCTTCTTCAACAATTTTCTTAATCGCCTCTAGTTCTTCTTTCTTTGACATAGTTCCTATCATATTTGGTACCCCCTGTAGGATTCGAACCTACGACCTAGCGGTTAAGAGCCGCGTGCTCTACCAACTGAGCTAAGAGGGCAAAAAATTAATATACTCTCACCATTATATGTCGACAAGCGCGTACCTTTCTTATAACAGTGCCTCGTCGACGAACATATCTCCAATGACACTTAATTCTGGGTTCCATTCTGTACATTCGCTGTGAAGAAATTCTGCTACCGGGGTGGCGTACGTAACATGACGCCTGCAAGTTAGCAAAAAATAATAACACTAATAAAAATATAATCTTTTTCATAATAATCTGGTAGCGCAGACGAGATTCGAACTCGCACTCACACGGCTTGAAAGGCCGGTATTTTAACCGTTAAACTACTGCGCCTCGTCGCTTAAAACTGCTACTAACTCTTCCTCATTCCAAAACCTAGCCTCCAAATCATCTGGAAATAGAACCTCATAACGCTTCTGCTTGCGCCCTCGATGATCATCATCCAAGTGCCAGTCAATTTCTCCAACCACCAGTCCGATTATTGCATTTCTGCTGAAACCGGAGGGGGAGCGAGAGCGAATGACCAAATCACCAATTTTTAATGCCATGTTTCCATATTATAATAACTAAACATTGCCTTGTAAGGTTTTTATTGGTGCGCCCGACAGGATTCGAACCTGTGACCCTCGGCTTAGAAGGCCGATGCTCTATCCAGCTGAGCTACGGGCGCGTAATTATAGCCCAAATGCTACAAAAATTACTGTGCCAATAACTAAACCAATCATAATCCTTGTGAAAAGCTTATCACTTTCAAAGTGATACATGTCGCTCATTGTTTTCTCCTTATTTAAAATCTGGTGTAGGTATGCAAGTCTCAGGATCAATTACAACTTGATCTTTCTTGTGTGCTTTAATAAAACTTGCAGCTGCTTTTTTGTTCTTAAAGTTGGTAAGATAAATCATTTTTTCATCTATCTTAAGAATTACCTCGTAACAGCCATGTCTAATATGATTAATAATGTAGTCACTAACCTTTTTGTTTTCTTTTAAAGTCTTAAAACCTTTCGGCTTTTTTACATAATTTTTCGAACGTTTCTTGCTCATATATCAATTATAATAACGGCGCGTTTTTCGTCAAGATCTTCTTGCTCTTGTTTTTCCTTCATTCTTCTGATATATTCTTCCCATTCGGGAGGGGGAAGCGAAACATGAACATACGGCCTTTCTTCTTTATCCATTTTGATACTCCTCTATGGTTTCCTTAAGTTGTCGATTTTCATTACGCAGTTTGCGTATCAAATCGTACATATCATGAACAGCCTGGATCAGCAACTCATGTCTTTCTTGCAGATCCTTATATTGCTGTTCACGCTCACTCACCCTCCTTGGCCCCTGTACGGCTTCTTTCGTCGTCGAGCCTTACTCGGGGTACTTCCTGCGCGTGCTCCTCCGTAAAAGGTCTCTCCGCCTACGTGGGGCGTTCTAGAATATGTGCCATTGCCTTGCGACGTTTTCTTTGGCGCGTAATTTGAACCGGTTTTTGAATTATATTTAGCCATTTATCTCTCCTTTGCTTGGCGATCGAACATTGTAATACCATCCAGATGATCTATCTCATGTTGCACGCAAACGCACTCCAGAGCATTTTCCTTGGTACTAAAATATATTATATTCGGATGATTGTCTGCCTTGACAGCAATATCCGCATATCGTTCAGTAATAATATAATCCCCAGGAAACGAAAGACAACCTTCTTTGAAATTTATTTTACCAAACTTACCAGCTATTTTTGGATTAACTAAAATAATCGGTTTGACAACTTTAACGACACAAACACGTCTATCGATGCCCACTTGGTTGGCCGCCAAGCCGACACCTGTTTTGTGAGAATCTAAGATCCCTAAAAGAGTCTTTCCTAGCGCTTCACCTTGTTGTACATCAGAAATTTCTACACAAGGCTTCGCCAGGCGGTCTTTTTCGGTAATAATATTATACATCTTACCAGTAATTAGGTTTGAGCAAGGGCTCTGGAGTCAATAAAGAGGCGAGAGGCATAAAAACTTATAAACGCCAAAACGATTCCTGAAAATACATCCACCAAATAGTGCTGTTTCAAAGTTAAAGTTGATAGTGCTATACCCAAAGCCCACAGCAAATACAAAGCTTTTAGCCCCTCGACCTTGCGCGCTAATTCTGTTTTGCAAGCACCCAAAAACATTATCCAAGCGAAGGTTACATGACCAGATGGAAAAGTGTTATTAGATGCATCAATTTGTCTTGTTAAATATAACATAGCTTCAGAGATTGTGTTGACTTCAAACTCTAAGCGTGGATAAAAACTTGGAAAACATAAATAAGATACATTCAAAACTGCAGTTGCTACGATGCAAGCCCAGAAGGTCGTAAGAAAAACCCCTCGACTTTGTACGAGAGACAGCATTGTCAACAGTATTACTGGCAGTATGCTATGATATATCCATATATGTTGGGGCATGAAAGGAATGGCGTTATCAAATTCAGTTATAAAATCAAATTCGTGAGTTGTCACGAAAGCCTGGATTAATCCATATAATCCGAGATACGCAACCAACATCAATGAGATATATTTTACTTTATCACACTTCGGCACTGATGACACTTCCTTCCATCAAGCTTCATTAGAAGAGACGTACACGTCTGTTATAAATATACTTTTTAAGCCCAAAAGCACTTAAAAAAACAGGGAGATGCAAATTAATTTATAGCCAAAGATACATTATATTTCAGCAGCTCTTTCGATACCAAATATCTAGACACCAGAGCAGACTCAACGATCAACATGCCTTCTGCAGATATAAAGACTTGGTTCTTATCTTCTTCTTCGTACCCCTCTAGCGCTTCTACTAGGTGCTTGAGTGCGGCGTTAGAAGAAGAATAAAACTCACACAACAAAGAGGTCAACATTCTATTAATAGGATCATCGGCCAGCTTCTGTATGAGCACTTCTTCTGAATATCCTAGCTGGGTTTCGCACTCTTCTAGTAGTTCTTGCAGGGCAGCGAGAGGAAGTGAATAAACTGTTTTCTTTTTCGGATCACTCATCAGCTTCCTGCTTTTCAATCAAATCTGTATAGCCGCCTATAAAGCTATAATCATTCTCGCTCTTTTCGAAAACCATCGGTACCGTTGACCAACTGTAGGCATCCTTCACGTCTTCTAATATTTTTAAATTCTGGTCGAAGTAAATTGGTTTATAATTTATTTCTTTCAGGCTTAAAAAGTTCTCAGCTTTTACGCAAAAGGAGCATCCTCTTTTCAAATATAAAATGTACTTATAGTCTTCCAATAAACTTTCCCTTTTTATAATTCGTAGATATCTTTACTGCTCACATACCAAGTCTCGCCTAAATAATGCACACCAACATGGTCATCTTGAACCTCAGTTACTAGCAAGCTAACGGGCTTTTTCGTTGTATGGTGCCTCTCTGGTACAGAATAGGCTCGATGGCTGGCTCTGGCCTCGCCCAGCATGCCAAATTTTAATAAACGTACACTTGAAGGTATATATATAAGCTGCCCTATCTGTATGCTTCTACTCATTTTCAACAATCGCATAACCAGTCGTGATAATTGTTGAAGCCACAGACACTGCATTAAGCAACGCAATGCGTGTAACTTTAACTGGATCGATTATGCCCATCTTTAACATAGGAACCAACTCGCCAGAGTTAAAATCCCACCCCTCGTCGGCCTTTGAGTTTCTGACCAGACTGGTTATCATATCAGGACTCTCCCCGGCATTTAAAGCCATTTGTCTTAATGGCCCGGCAAGAGACTTGCGTACAATCTCGACGCCCAAGCGTTGATCTTCGCCATCAACCTCAACATCAAAATCCATACACCTTACAAGACTTGAGCCGCCGCCAGGAACAATTCCGCCTTCGCGAGCAGATTTGACAGCCTCTAGGGCATCTTCGATCCTGTGCTTCTTCTCTATCATTTCAACCTCTGTTGGCGCGCCGACTCTGATTATAGCAACGCCGCTAGCAAGTCTAGATATCCTTTCTTGAACCCTCTCGCACTCGTGAACATCATCCGTTTGTTTGATTTCCGCCTTGAGAGATTCAATTCGCTCATCAACTTTTTCCCAATCGCAACCATCGCTTATAAGAGTTGTGAAATTCTTAAGCACCTCTATCTTTTTACAGCGGCCCAAGTGTTCTAGCTTAGTCTCTTTTATATTAATACCCGAAGCTCTGCTTACAAATGTCGCACCGACAGATAAACAAAGATCCTCTAAGATATTATTCCTCTCCTGACCATAGCGTGGCGCCTTCACTGCTGCGATCTTCATGGTGCCGCGCACAGTATTCATAATCAAAGCAGCCAAAGCTTGACCTTCGACCTCTTCAGCAACTATAATCAGCGGGCGGCCTTCTCGTGAAACAACTTCCAAGACGGGCAGAATATCTTCCACCAGTTCAATCTTGTGATTAGTCACCAGTACCATGGCATCATCATATTCGACCGCTGCTTTTCTCTCATCAGTAACAAAGGCAGAGGCAAAGTATCCAGAATCAAACCTAAAGCCTTCGGTAATATCAACAGTTGTCTCCATTGATCTGCCGTTCTGAATCGTTATTGAACCATCCTTTCCTGCTTGATCAACTGCCATGGCAATCATCTTTCCAATAGCAGTGTCTCCATTCGCGGAGATGGTGGCTACATGTTCTATGTCGTCTGTGGAAGATAGAGGATGCGCCATGTCCTTGAGTCTATCCATAATCACTTCAACTGATTTGTCCATCCCGCGTTTAAGTTCGACTGGCGATGCTCCTGCGGCTAGGTATTTCTGAGCGTTATTTAGAATTGATCTGGCTAGAACAGTGGAAGTAGTTGTTCCATCACCCGCCTTCAAATTTGTTTGGGACGCGGCCTGTTTTATAATCTGCGCGCCAGCATTCTCGAAAGGATCGTCAAGCTCAATAAACTCAGCAACCGTGACGCCATCCTTCGTGATGATTGGTCGACCACCTTTCTTATGCAATATTACATTTCGACCTTTCGGGCCGAGGGTAGAAGCTACATTGTCTGCCAGCTTGTTTACCCCATCAATTATACGAACTTGCAAATCTTTGCCGTTCTGATAGTTCTTAGACATATGACCTCACTATTATATTCTAATTCTTACACATATTAGTATAAGAACGATAACTATTTAAGTCAATTAAATAATTTACTCGCCGGGGCCGGGGCGACGTGTTGGTGGCGAAACGGAATAATCCATATGTGTTTCTCCGCCAGATCCTCCGCCTTCGATCGATTGAACTGCATTTGAAGTTGCTTGCTGCAGTTTCTCTGCATCCCCAATTGCATCCAAGGCAAACTGCTTTCTGTTCTGCCCTTCTTCAGTTGTAGCTAAGAAATAGTTATTTACATTTCCAGTGAAAGTCTGAAGTGTTGCGTAGACAGGACCAATAGTTTCTTTTAGGAGATCGGCATAAGCAGCCCAAGTTTGTTTCATATATTGTTCGCCAATCATTAGAGTTCCAACGGAGCGAAAACCACGAATCGATTCAGCCTGATGTCTAGTAAATTCAAACTGTTGGTTTTGTTTATATCCCGGTGTCTGTCTTAGGGAATCAATAATAGCCTCTTTATTGCCTGACTCGATGTTTCTCTTTAAAATATCAACAACAGCCATTGAACCAAACAATTTTGAGGCTTTGGTGCCTTCAAATCTTTGATCTGAGTGGTTAATTGTAAAGGGAGCATATTCTTGTAGCTCTTCGTCTGACATCTGCACTACTTTATTTAATATTTTATTAAGAGAATCACCCGTGACCTTCACTTCATTCAACGGCAAAGATCTTCCAGACGGCGAAAATCCGAAATCAGTGGCGCGCTCGCCAGGAACAAAGCCAACCTTGCCAAATCTAATAAACTTGACTGGCTTGCCCTCAGAATCTAATTTTTTAAGGAGATCTTTCATTGCTGCAGCCGTCTCGACTTTAACCCCCTTGGCAGTAACAGTTTTCAACAAAGGGGTAACAAAAACATCCAAGAAGTTTTCTAAAGTAATTATAAACTCGCCAAACTCAAGGCCTTGGTCTTTGCCGACCCGGCGTGCATCCAAGTAAATGACATGATCCAACTGAGCAAAGTGTTCTACCATGTTGGCAAAAGACCCCTTAACGCCCGTTGACTGGCCTAAAAGTTTAAGTGAATAATGCTTATCGTTTAATACCACATCTGTAATTGGCTTCCCTGAAGCGTCCATTCCCTCAATCTCTTCGGGGCTGGTAATTTGCACAGATTCGCCACCAAACAATCCAGCAAGAAAGCCCTCAAAAATAAAACCACCAGCTGATTCTGTGAACTCTCTGATGATTGAAGAAAGTATTTCACAAACAACCATGCTAGAGAGAATTTCTGATATGGTTGCAGATTCTTTCTTTTCAGAGATGATGGTATTAATACTAGCTATCTTTTCTTCCAAAGAGTTTCCGCCAATACGGCTAGAAAAACTCTCGATGATGGCGCGGTCTTTGGAATTCATCTTACCCCAATCTTCAGTGATCTTGATTGTTGGCAATGATATATTGATATTTGAGTAATCAATCGTAGCAGTTTCGTCTTCGGTTAAAACATTGATGGCTGACATTTGTTGTTCAACCATTTCCATCAGCGATTCAAGGTTTAACTTTGAGGTAGTTTTACTATTTAATACTTTCTTTTCTGAATTCATAATAATAATTAGCTCCTTTCTTTCTTAATAGATTCAATAATTTCATCAACTTTTAAACCAGCAGTATCAATTTTACCTCTAGTCAAATTGTAATGATTGATTACACCCTTAAATTTACCCTTCACGGCATCGCGATATACACCAGTACATAAACTTCCATCGTCATTTTTCGGATATTCTAGGGGAATTCCTAGCTCCTTGTTCAGAAAGTCAATTAACACTTTATATGCCTCTAACTGCGCAGGATAATAGCCCAAATGCGGCTTAAGGCGGCGACCATGGACTCTGCTATCCATGAGAACCGGACGGGCTTCTAGGCCCATTCTCTTATAGCGTGGGCGATACTTTAAATAATAAGCATTAGATAAGTCAATACCAATTGAATTGTTGTTTGACCCTCTGGCATGCCAAGCAATATTATTGGCATCAACTAGTTGAACAATCGTTCCATCGTTGTCGATTACAAAATGTGTGGAAATGCCCCTCTTCTCTAATACTCTCTTGCAAGAATCAGCAGAAGTACAAACATCCCAATGAGTTACGATAACATGAGGCTTTCTTTGTTTTCTAGAAGTCTTATAACATTTTGAGGGAAGCAAGTCTCTTCTTACTTTCGGCCAAGCGATCGGTATTAATTTACCGTTTACCATCAGACTACTCATACCTTCAATCGAGTCTTGGTGCATTTCATGATGCAGCTGTAAGCGTCTAAAAGTGTTGGTTCCAACCATCCCGTCAACCTTAAGGTCGTGGGCTTTTTGGAAATCCTTAACTTCCCTTTCTAGTTCTGAGTTATATTTCTCAACATTAAACCATGTTGGATCCCATCCAAACTTCTTGGCCGATCTCTTGTTATAATTGTTTATCCACCATCCCATCATTTTCTCCTAGACGATAATATCTGCAATGCCCAATTCTACAGCTTCTTTCGCGTCAATATAAACATTGGTCTTTCTCTGAATTAATTTGCGAAGATGGCTCTCTGTCATATTTGTTTCGCTAGCTAACGCCTTAACATATAACTTTTGAGTGATCTTTGCTTCTTCAAACTCATTCTCAACGTCGTGTAAGTGGCCGTGCTGACCAGAAATGACACCATGAATCATTACTCTGCAATTCTTGCCAATTCTTCTTTCGCCTTTTGTACCGGCGGCGAGCAGCAGGACGCCGGCGGACATCACCTTCCCCATTCCGACAGTCTGAATTGGACAATATTCTCTAATTTCCCTCATGGTGTCATAGACAGCGAACATATCCATAGCCGAGCCACCATAGGTTGAAATGCAAAACTCAATTGGTTCTCCATATGGAGGCTTCTCTTCTGAGTCTTCTGGTGGGGGGTCGCTGCACAGCATCAAATACTTAAGGCCGTATATTGCTTCAGAACATCTTTCTTCGTTAATGTCGCCATATATACCAACCGTCCTAATCTTTGGCGCTTCGGAGAGGGCCGAATCTAAATCTGCCAAGCTTATTGAAGCTTCAGGCTCTTCTTTCTTGTCCTTTTTACTAATATTCAGCATCTTCTATTCCTTTTTTATTTAAATATTTCATAGCGCCCCTCCAATCATCAAACACGATCATCGCTCGAAATCTCTTGGGGGTCATGTTAACTATATTAATCACTGCCAGTCTGCGCCAAAACTCCAGCGCTTTCTGGTCTCCATCGCGAGCATGGTTAGCTCCTTCGCGATCAGACTCTGCTCTGTTCTCATACGCGTGATTGCTAGCTAATTCGTAGTTGTCGCTTGCATGCTTGAGAAGAGCGATCGAGCTAAGTAACGCTTCTTGAAAAAGAGCCAAAGATGCGATAAGATTCAACACCTTTGATATAATTTTATAAGAAAATATACCCATTAAGTACCAGAAGAGGGCATTAAACATATCAAAATCTATCGACTCCATAATTTATCTCCAAAAAAAAACCTGCTAGTTTATTCTAGCAGGTTTTGTAGTTCTATTTAAACTATTTAACGATTACTCTTTCTTGCTGGCCTTAACCAATCTTTTTGTAACTCTACGCAGAGTCTCTTTGACAAGCCACTCTTCTCTATCATCAGCTAGTTGAATATTGGCCTCGTTTAAAGCCTCTTCAACGCCATCGTCTTCCTCTAGTGCGGTGTCAGCTTCCATGACAGGTCCTTCATCTTCTACCGGAAGGGCATCGTCCACAGGGGGTTCTTCGGCTGGGCCATCGTTCGCGACGGACATCTGACAACCAGTTGCCTGCTCAATCGCAGCAGCAATTGCGTCGACTAGCGAAACAACATCGTCCGTGCAGCCTTCGCCTTCGGGTTCGGCGTCGAGGGTTGCCTCTTCGTCACCCATCTCAGGCTCACCCATCTCAGGCTCACCCGTTCCAAGAGCGTCCATCCCAACTTCGGGATCTTCTTCTTCTTCGAAGTAGCCCTCTTTGATAGGCTGCAAGTTGGCTAACTTCATAAATCTGCGAGTTGTCTCTTCTTTAAGCAATCGCTTTTTCATAATTTTTCTCCTTTAAAAAACAGAAATACGGTTTAAATTAAATAGTATGCAAATAATACAAATGCACTTTTTACTAATTTAAATAGTATCCTTCTTGATCATTTTGCTTAGTTTTTTTAATGCTTTTTCTTCTATCTGTTTAATTCTTACAAAACTAACGCCTAGACGCTCTGAAACTTCTCTTAATGTCATGTTTCCATTCTTTCTTATGGCCTCGTGAATACAATTCAAATCTTCTTCATACTCAATCCACGATCTACACTCTTTCACCGAACAAGGAAAGTTTACTTGCCGACACACTTTTAAGCACTTCATAGTTCCGGGTGCTCCTCTGCAATCAGATCAAATACATTTTCAATATCGTTTTTATCCAAAGCAAATATCTTTTTGGTCTCCGCTCCCTTCTTTATGAGTCTTTCGGAAGCCTGTCTTTTGTTTATTCCCTGTATATTGTTATCACCCCTATAGCGGCTTAAGTAGGAAACTATATCTGGATCGTTTTCCAAATATCCAGTTATCATAGCGCGAAAGAAGTGAGACTGATTCAGGCCGTCGTGTCGCAAACGTATTCTCAAATCAGCCTGTCTCTTTTCTGTATCGTAAAACATGAATTTTTTTCGTGTTTTAGGATCTGGTATCGTCGGATCTTTCAACTATACCTCCGGAGAATATGAGTGTTGCTTTCTAGTTGGCTTGAATTTGTCTGTCGTAAGAAATCTGCTTTACATCGAAGTTCTGACAAGTTGTGTACACCTGAATAAGAAAGGCCGCTGCGAATGCCGCCACTAATATTTTGAAGGATATGCTCAACACCTCCTTTATACGGAACGGTAGTCGATATCCCCTCCGGAGTTGATGACTTTCCTCTCCAATCGATTTGCGCGGCAGAGGAGGCCATACCTCTGTATACTTTATACTTTTTCCCTGAGTTACTGGAAAAGGTTTCACCGGGAGTCTCCTTAGTTCCCGCCAGCATCGACCCTATCATGACAAAGTCTGCGCCGGCAGCATAGGCTTTAACCATATCTCCTGTGGTTTTTATACCGCCATCTGCTATTATCTTCGAACTATAAGTAGTCTGTGATATCTCCAAAAGACTCTGAAAGGTTGGAATTCCATGTCCCGTAACCAAACGTGTTGAGCATATAGAGCCGCCTCCAATTCCGACTCGAATTGAGTCCGCTCCCCAGGAGGCCAGAGCGTCAAAACCCTTAAGTGTCGCGACGTTTCCGGCCATCAGATGGATTGACTCTCCGAACCTATCTTTGAGAGTTTTTAAGCACCTTTCCATCACCGAATGATGGCCGTGAGCGACGTCGACGCAAAGTACTTGTGCTCCGACGGCCCTAAGAGCCATGGCGCGGATCTCGTAATCATCCGTCATACCGATCGCAGCACCAACAGTAGCTTTCGTATCTTTTGCTAAAACTAACGCAACATGTTTAACCTGCTCTTCGATACTATTATAGCGATGAACCAAGCCTAGGCCGCCGGCGTGGTGCATAGCTAGCGCCATATCACTTTCGGTGATAGTATCCATTGGGCTTGAAACAACCGGCAAATTAAAATGAAGATGCTCGCCTAGATCACTTCCAATATCAACCTGCCTTCTACTTTCTATGTCACTGTATTGTGGTACCAGCAACACATCATCATATGATAATCCCTTCTTCACCCTTCCTCCTTATTTTGAGTGCCTGTCTGCTATTGAAGATGCAGCAAAAGCTTCAGGTTTAACCTTACAATCAAAACCATTTCCTTTCGTATACCCAATCAGCATATCCGAGAACTTGCTCGTTTTAGTATTCTTGTTTGCACTGCTTACATCTAAGTGCAACTCAATGTTAATCTGTGGGCAATGTCGCATAAGTTTCATTCCAACATCAATAGAGTTTTGAACTTCTGTTGCAATCCTAACCATCAAGACTGAGAATCTTCCTGCCCCAAAGGTCAGTCTCTTGACGAAGTATCGGCCGCCTTTCTGTCCTTCGGCTTTGTGCAGGCATATTGCTGTCGAAAACACACACTGTTTCTTATGAAGAAAACTGTCGCTGCCAACGTATACTGTACCTTTTGCTTCTGAGTGCTTTTTAACAATCTTCAGTATCTCGTCAAAGGATATTGGCTCTCCAGATCCGGTGAGCCACTCAGTCATTATCTATTACTTCAAGATATCTTTCTAGATACCAAATTGCTTTTTCAATATCTTGCCTGCCATTCTCTTTGTATTTGTGCCGGCCAATGTACTTGATTGCATTTCCACAGTGAAAGCCCAAATTCCAATCTTCAATAATGTCTATAACTTCATATTTACCATGGTTATAGTGTGAGGGATGATTAACGTACGGGATCTCCAACGAATCTGAGTGGCTGAACATTTCTTGCCACTGCTCCTTATTAACCTTCATTAAAATCCACCGACAGGGATATCATTTAAAGGATGCGCCGGGGGCTGGTCGGTACTGCCCAGAGCGCCGGCTCCTCGGCTGCTAATAGTCAAGCCTTGGTGCTCATATAGATTTCTCGTATCGCTTTGGCGCGCGCGAAAATGAACTACTGGTACTAAAACTAGTTGTGCTATCTTGTCTTGATTATTAATCAATTGACTTTCGCAACCTATGTTATGAAGATCGATAAAGACTTCACCATCATACCCCGAGTCAATAATATGCGCTCCTACGATCAGGGAACGTTTCGCGCCCATACTGGACCTATTACAAACCTGAAGCATATAGCCGTGAGGAATTCCAAATCGTAATCCAGTGGGGATCGTTCTGTTTTTGCCCGGGCTAATCGTAATAGATTCCGGTAAATTTGCATATACATCCAAGCCCGCGTCAGACGGATTAGATCTGCTCGGTGACTTAACTTCGTTGTCTTTTTTCGCATACTCAATTATCATTCATGTCTCCCAGTTGTTTAATTACGTCTTTTGCTCTCTGCCAACAATCAGGGCAGTATAAGCGGACCTCTCCCTTGTCGCGGCGGACGACTACATTCCAAGTCTGTACTTGCTCTTTAGAGGTCTTGTCGAATGGTTCCTGACAAACCAGGCATTCATCTCCCAGCTTGTCAAACATGCCAAGCTTAGTTTTAAGTTCTTTCTCCGCGCGCTTCTTTTTCTTGCGCGCTATCTTTCGCTTTAAACTTCCCATTCTTCTTTATTATACTATCGAAAGTTTTAAAGTCAAGAACTAATCTTCTTTTTTAGTAAAAAGTTTTCTTCTAGGCTTTTTAGTTTTCTTTGCTGTGGCAGGCGGTGTGGCAGGCGCAGGGGACTCACTAGTCTTAACATCCTGAGCTGTCGCCCGGGCTGCTGCTGCGGCTGCTGCTTGCTCAGCTTCGTGTCTTCTATCTCTACGTTTTTTTGGACCAGGCATAATCTTCTCCTTTCGCAAATAAATCTGCTAACTTAATTAGCATCCAAGATTCATTTTATCCCAACAATTTGAAGTTGTGATGCATAGAACGCGTTGAGAAACCCCAAGTGTCATTGTAATCTAACTTTGCCATGTAAGGACGGTTAAGCTGAATTTGGTCTGAATCTCTCACACCCCAGCACCTAATCTTTGTAATCTCTGACGTCGTATCGATAACATTGAGAATCCAGTATGGCTTGCCATTCTTGGTTTTCTTGCGTACGACTTCGCGGGGAACAAACCAAGCAACACCCAGGTCTGAATCCCAATTGCCAAGTGGAGGTACAAGATACTTTTCTAAGCTCTCCACAATGTTTTCATCCATCACCAGTTCAAACGGAAAGATACCAGTTAAAGAGCTAATCTGACTAATCCGCTCAGCTTTTGTGAAATCTCCCATTTCTTCATATATTTCTAGGTGTTCCTTGAACTTCTTGTTATTCTTTGGCCTATCATCTACGACGGACGCCCAAAAATGCTTTAAGCCAGCGAAACGTTCATCAATTAAGTCGTCCAACGCTCCGCTTAGACATAAAACATTTAAAGCCTTCTTATTCAATTTAGAATAAGTGATCTCTGGGCTGAACAGAAGATCCTCTACCGTATTAAAAGGACGATTGTTGGCTATCTGTTCGATGGCCTTGTCACCCAAACCCTTAATAGAACTCAAGGGCTGAATTAATGTCTTTCCGTCTTCACTTATTTCCCATTGCTTACCTGAAGTGTTGATATCCAATGGCGCGATTATAAAGCCATACTTTTTTGCCAAGCTAATGGCAGCTTCTTTGCGTGACTCTGGCTCTTTATCCAAGAACGCCGCAGTCCAGCACTCAGGATAGTAATTTAGAAGCCAAGCGCACTGGTATGAGAGGATAGAGTAAGAAACAGCATGAGACTTATTAAAGCCATATCCAGAGAAATATTCAAAATTCTGCCATATTTGGCCGGCAGTGGTTCGATCGATGGAGCTTTGTATACACCCTCGAATAAACTTCTCTCTAATCTTATCTTTTTGTTCATGTCCTTTTCCTGTGCCCTTCTTAGTTAAGAGCTTTCTTAGTTTGTTTCCCTCTTCTAGAGAGATACCATCGCCTAGTTTGTGCGCCAGTAAAGCAATTTGCTCCTGAAAGATTAAGAAACCAGCGGTTTCTTCTGTCACTTCTTTCACAATATTGTTTATGTAATGAATATCATTTGGATTATTCTTTGCTTTTGTGTATAATTTATCTACGTTGGCACTTAATGGGCCCGGTCTATAAATAGATGTAATTGCAGAAATATCAATTATATCTTTAGGTTTCGCACTTTTGCAGAACCTCTGTGCGCCGTCGTTGGTGAACTGAAATACACCAACAAACTTTCCTTTACCGAAGATATTATCATAAACATTCTTATCGTTTAGATCTAAAACATCCGGATGTAATTTATTGTTATAGTAATCGCTGATGTCTTCAAAGGTTGGATTTTCTATTCCCTCGTATCTCTTCAATACGTGGCCGATTGCCGACTCGATCATCTCTAGAGTAGAGAGACCTAGCAAGTCAAACTTAATAAAACCTAGCGGCTCTAAATGCCTAACGTTTTGACCTTCTGCCCAGGGTGTCTGAATAACGCCGCCGCGATTGATGAGTGGCATATGCTTATCCAGATTCTCTCCGATAACAACACCACCAGCATGTCGACTAACAGAGCGTACCTGTCCGTAAAGCGCCTCAACATGCGTTTTGATGTGAGGATATTTCTTAAGAAAGCTCTGTAAGCTATCAGAAAACTCCATCACCTCTTCAAAGGTCGGGACATAGAGACCAGCCTTGATCCCGTTCTTAGCCTTAGCTCCCGGGGTGGCTTCTCTAACCATCACATTTGTAACTTTATTAACTTCTGCAAATGGAACTTCATAAAACTTGCCGATGTCCTTAATCAGAGAGCGCAGCTGCAAAGTATTATAATTTGAAATAGGTACAACAGTCGATTCTCCCCACTCTTCGGCTAAGATCTCTTTTAGACCAAAGGCGTCACTAACATCATAATCAATATCTGGGTAGTCAGTAGTGTCAGACCTCAGAAAGCGACTGAAAAGAAGGCCATATTTGATTGGATCTACTTGCGTGATACCCAAGACATAAGCGACAAGAGAACCTGCAGCCGAGCCTCTTCCGGGGCCCGAAAGCATGTTGTCGTTCGCTTTGTCAGCAATTGCCTTCATCGTCAAGAAGTACTTTGAAAAGCCCCTATCTACAATTACGTTTAGTTCGTGCTGTAGGCGATCAGTGTACTCTTTATTCCCCCCCAGGTGTAATGCTCGGAGGCCGGCAATTGATACTTTGAGCAATGCCTCATCCGCAGTTTCTCCTTCCGGTACAACAAAGTTTGGTAGGCGAACTGTCTCGTCTGGCATAAAGCTCTCAATACGTTCATTCGCAATATAATGTGTCTTTACGATTGAATCATAAATAAGATCATCATCATAAACTACTTGACATTCCTCAGAGTACTTCTTATAAGACTCCCACATTTGATCGCCATTTTTTGGATAAAGCTCCATGCCCACCTCATCAACATCAATTGGTAACTCTGACGTCAGCCATTCCGGCTTGTTGGGACGGTTAAGAAAGCCCAAACGCTTATATAGCTCACGGTCCTTGAATGCTTCTGGGCTTGGATAGTGACTATCCGCCGTGGAGATAAGCTCAAGTCCAGTCTCCTGATGTATCTGTACGACATATTGGTTTAGTTCGTGCTGCTCTGGTACATTATTCCATTGTAATTCGCCATACCAACGATCACCAAGAATGCTCTGCATTTTACTGGTTGTGTCGCGCATAGCGCTCAAAATAGCATCGGGACCATCATCACGATTATCCCAATAATCGCCTGCGTAAACACCGCCTAGGCAAGCAGACGAGGCAATAATTCCATCATTATATTTCTCCAGTAATTTATAATCTACGCGAGGGTAACGATAAAAGTGATCGCCCTGGTGCGTCTCTGATACAATCTTAAAGATATTGTTCAATCCAGTTTGGTTTTGCGCAATCAATACCAAGTGTCGACGGGCTTTGATAATGTTATTCTTCTGCTTCGAAGCTCCCTCGTCCTCGGTTACCAAACGACCATCGTTCTTTTCAAGGCCACGAGCTGTTTTCTTATCAGCTTTGGCTTCTTCATAAGCCTCTTTCCATTTGGCAATCGAAGGTATAAAGTAGGCCTCAACACCAAAAATTGGCTTAAACTCTTTACCCTCGGCCTTCATCTTCTTGGCGTGAAGCACCTGATAAGAAGTGCCATTCATATTGCCATGGTCGGTCAGGGCCAGCGCGTGGGAGCCATTCTCATATGCAAAATCCATATGATCTTGTGGATATCCAAACCCATCAAACGGGGATCCTACGACACTATGTGCATGCAACCCTACAAATGGAATCTTGCTCTTTGTTCTGCTCGTCTTCATATTTTTCTACCCTTTCCTTCATCTTAATATAAGTACCGTTATCAATTTCGCAACCAATAAAGTTTCTCTTTGTTTTTAAAGCCGCAACGGCTGTTGTTCCTGAGCCTAGAAAGCAATCAACAACCAAATCGCCTTCGTTGGAATGTTTCTCAATCAACTCCTCAAATAGTTTTAGACTCTTCTGTGTATCATGAAATCTATCTTTGCCGTGATAGATTGGATATCGATATATGCCGTTGTCGTATTCACTATTAAAGGTAGGTTTGCTCTTCTTGACTGCCGTTAGGGCAATTTCTCTAGAATTTGTTAGGTAATTTATCTTGCTATTAAGTGGAACTGGGTTTGTCTTAACCCACTCTAGGAACCTGATTTGTTTAAACTTTGAAGCTTCCATCGCGTTCTTTAATGTTTCGATCTTCCACAGATCGTAGAACATGATTAACGTGCCAGAAGGTTTTAACACTCTGTGCATCTCTTGTAGAAATGGCAAAAGATTCAGGTTTTGCTTGTCCCACTCACCAAAATCCAAATCAACCGCAAACCTTCGAATTGTTCTTTCGGACTGCGGAGTGCCATCGGGCTTCGTCAAACTAGAGATATAGCCTGACGGTCTAGAAATTTCATAGGGCGGATCTGTTAAAATTAAATCAACAGAATCTTTATCTAGAGTTTTTAAAAATTCATATGCCTCTTGCTCTCTTAGATCTATATTCATATTATTTCCTTATTAAAAAGCCCCCTTGTGAGGGGGCTTTTGTTTTTACCAACCAGAGGTTGGAATACTGTCAGGGTCAAAATCGCCGGTGCGATTAGACTTCTTCTTCACCTTAAAGAAGCTATCTTCAGCACAGCCATCTTCAATCTTGTGGGGTGAAAAGAGAATCTCATCAATCAACTTTGCCTTCAAAATCTTATTAGCATTATTGATCTTGTTAACATCCGCTACTCGATCTCTCCTCCACTTGTCCAGCTTGGCACCATCCATACCTTCAAGGTTTGAACAATTAAAAATAACACTATTGTTAATATTATTATTGTTAATCTTTCTATTGAGAGAATTGCCAGCCAATTGTGGAAAAATGTGACCAGCTTGACCACAAGTAGTCAGCCACCAACCATTTGATTCTTCCTTTGCTCTGACGCCATTCCATTTGGTAACTTTGCTGCAGCCGGCGGCTTTAACAAGATCGCTCATCATATGATTTTTAAATTTGCTGCCCGGGGCTGATTGGACAGCTCTTCGGACTAGCTTTTTAATTGTGTTGGCATTCATATTTAAATCGCTAAAATTGTTTTTGACACGCTCTACGAGCAATTCGTAGTTAGTGCAATCATCGTGATAATTATCCCAGGTAATATCTCCATATCTGCCATCTTGAAGATTTTTGACAATCACATCAACATAGTCTTCATCCGTACTGGCTTTGCAGGGCGGGTGTTTATTATTTACAAGCTGGTATTTTTGTCTTTCTTCCGGAGATGAGAAAGTGCGCCTGTAAACCTTAATCATATCCCAATCTCCGCCGGGCTCTTCTTGATTTAATTGTTTGAAGGCTGTGAGACGATGATTGCCATCGATAGCCGTGAAATCCTCATCATCTATTGTAATAGGCACCAAGAGGCCGCGAGCCTTAATATCTGCCATCAACTTCTTTACATTTCCTGAACAGATACCGCCCTTTCGGACTTGACCTTTCAAGTCTGATATAGAAATATTCTCAACTGAGACTAGTTCGATGTTATTTCTGTACCAATCTCTATCTGAACGTAGCTTCTCGTTCAATTCACTTGAATACATGTGTATTCTCCTTGCTCGTTATTTTGAGCGGTTAAGGTTAAGACATTATGTCGTCTCAACATATACACTATAAGAACTTTCTCACGAAGGTAAAAGATAAATCTAGAATAAACTCATGTATCTTTCGCCGCGGTCGCATAAAAAGGTAACTGCGGCGCCGTTGATATCGTTCTTTTCAAGCCAGCGCTCTGCGCCGAGGACATT